ATCCCCGTGCTGTTCGCCGCAGGTGACGCGCTCATCGCGTACAAGAAGAAGGCCAACGTCGTACTGGACCGGATCGCGACAGCCATGCAAGGCTACCTCGATCGGGCACACACGAGTGGCGCGTTCCACGCGGAGGAGTTCAGCACCATCTACTCTCGCTGGATCTTCGTACCACTGCTGGTCATCTGGAACACCCTGATTTCTACCAACCGGGAGCCAGCCGACGAACTCCGATTGTTCCTTCGGAGCGTGGTGTCGCTCGCGGCACTATCAGCTTCGCCGCAACCACAGTTCAAGCGGAGCAAGTGGTCGAAGTGGCCCAACAAATTCATCAGTGCGACACCGTACACTCTCTTCGGAGGACCGAGATCATGGGTCCGTGGCAAAGGCGACGACAACAAGCGATCGGACGACGACCACATTTCGTGGCACGATGCCGACTCGATGTGCGAACTTATGGACCACATGCTCGGCAACGCGATCTTCAACTCGTCGGGCGACGGTTTCGTGGGCGACTCGATCAAGCTCATCAAGAATCGGTGGCGTGCATGGAACCCGCTTACGGCTGTTGAAGAGGACATCATCGGCGACCTCCTCGTGGACGACTGGAACAAGAAGTCCGTGGACGCGACGTTCGATTACATCCAACAGTACCCCATCGGCCCGGCGCGCGGCGCGATCGAGATCGTGCGCGACTCGCACGGTAACGTGGTCACGCTCTACACGGTCGGTTACAAGTACGGCTCCACGAGCTTCATGCAGTTCAAGGAGTACGCGCACGATACGAAGCAGCTATTCGCCCTCGGCGTCGCAGATCCCAAGCGTCGCTCCAACGGCGAGGCGTCCACCGCGCAGTTGTACCAGCGCGACGGGTCGTGGTTCATTGCGGTCACACCCCTCGACGGTACGTACTTCGACATGGACAAGCTGCGCGACATCACCAGCACGCTCAAGACGCGCACGAAGGTCAGCGGTTACGACTGGCTGTACCACGGCACGTTCACGAAGAACTCCGTCACGCGGGAATACATCGACGGCGAACCTGACATTGACGAACCAGACCAACCGGGAGAACCAGACATGAAAGACGACACACTCGACAAGATCGTGGACTTCATCGTGAAGTACCTCGAAGAGAGCGGCATCCTCGACAAGCTCATCGAGAAGCTGTTGGAGCGACTGCTCGGCAGCCTCGGCAAAAAGCTCTAAGCACGAAGGGAGACAACGTGGCAACACAGAAAGAACTGAACATGCGGTACGGATGTCTGGGCATGGTGCTTAGCGTCGCCTTCGTCATACTTGTGTTCGCATGTCTGATATAGTGGTCACAAAACTGACCCAAGATCAGATCGACGAGATCGTAGAGCGGTTCGCACACGACGCTCAGATCGGACTCATCGCCCGTGACATGAAGCTGGAGCAGACGGTCGTTCGCGAAGCACTCGCGGACCCATCGCTCGCAGCCGTGGCACTGCAGAGGAAGCAACACCTCTACGCGGTTGAGCTGGTCGGTCTCGCATTCGACAGACTCGCAGACCTGATACGTGACGGGGAACCACAACACATGCTCCAGGCCACCCGCCTGCTGCATACCCTCACGTCAACTGATTGGCTGCCCCAGCAGAGGGGTCAGCAGAAAGGGGAGGAGAAAGAAATCAAAGAGATAGCTAGCCTCCTAGGAGAGCTAGATGGCGAACTTGAAGAGTAAGCTGAAGGCGCTCTTGCGCCGCTACCGGGAGGACTTCCCGCATTTCGCCATCGCACAGCTCTGGATCATTACCAAGGAGGGTACGCTCGAACTGTTCGGCCTCAACCGCGCACAGCGCCGTGTCTGGAAACTCGTTCGCGAGAAACTCGACGCGGGTGAGCCGGTACGGATCTACATCCTCAAGGCCAGGCAGCTCGGCTTCTCCACTCTAATCTCTGCCATCATCTTCTGGTTCGTCTCGCTCCACAAGTTCAAGACGTGCCTGATGGTGAGCCATGACCTCCAGTCTGCTGAGCAGATCCTCGGCAAGCTGAAAATCTTCTGGACTCGGATGCACGCGCAGATTCGGCCCGAGCAGAAGTTGAGCAACAGAAAAGAACTGTACCTCACGAACGCGGCGGGCACCGGGAACGAGAGTAGAGTGGTCGTACAGACCGCCGACAACGTTCACCTCGGGGCCTCGATGACTGTTCACGCAGCGCATCTTTCGGAGTTCGCGCGGTACGAGAAAATACAGAAGGACGTAAGACTCGCGTGGGCCACCCTCGAACAGACGGTGCCCTACAAACCAAACACCATGATCTTTCTGGAGACCACCGCGTGGGGCTTCGGCTTCGCGAAGGATATATGGGACGACCCCAACAACGGATTCGACAAGGTGTTCGTGTCCTGGGTTGCGGGTGATGAGTATCGCTCGGACACGCCGCTCCTCGTGGGTGAGCTGTTCGATGTTGACGACTCCCCATACGGTGACGAAGTCACGACGCTGCGACACGTTGCGAGTGAGCTTCGGTTCTGGTATCCAGAAGAAGCGGGAGACAACTCATGGGTTCAAGAGGAATCATTGAGAAGGCTGCGGTGGAGGCGGGAAAAGATCCACGGCGGTTTCAACGGGGACCTGGGCTTGTTTCGACAGGAGTATCCTATTACGCCCCAGGAGGCGTTCCTGACAAGCGGGAGCGCGGTGTTCAACAACCTGAAGCTGTCGGACATCATGACGGCTCTCCGCGACGAGGAAGAACCCGAACGCTTTCGTTGGGACAACGAGCGCCATTCGTTCTATCCTGCGCCGCGCTCTGGGCATCTGCACGTTTGGGAACAACCCAAACAGGGATCGAGTTACTTGATCGGAGTGGATGTCTCGGAAGGGCTGATAGATGGTGACGAGAGCGCGATACAGGTTCTTGAAACCCCGAGTATGGCGCAAGTTGCGCGATGGTCTGGACTTATCTCACCTGATGATCTCGCTGATATGGCTGGCTGGTTGGGTCATCATTACAACACCGCAGCGATTTGTGTTGAGGTTAACGGACCTGGTTACGCGACGAACCTCCGACTCGCGAAGCAACTCTACTATCCCCTCCTGTATCGACGGGAGGTCTTTGACTCGACGAAAATCGGGTTCCAAAAGAAGTGGGGTTTCCAAACGAACCGACAGACGAAGCAGATCCTAATCGGGACTCTGCGTGAAGCACTGGACAAGGACACCGTTCGCATTCGCGACACGTACACGGCGATGCAGATGGCGCACTACGTCCTCAACAACGACAAGTACGAGGCTGCGGCGGGCTACTACGACGACACAGTCATCGCTCTGGCCCTCGCATTGCAGATGGGCCTACAGTGGGAACCTAGCCTACCGAGCGTGAAGCCTACCACGGCTCCCCAAGGGAGCTTCGAGTGGTGGGGCAACGTGATTGACCGACAAGGAGAAATAGATGAGTTCGGGCGGACCCGTAATTTTCTCCCCTGAGAAGGGGACCGGCGAATCAGCGTATAAGCTGTGGGTCGAGCGCCTTGAAGCCACCAAGAAGTGGCGGAAGAAGCGCAAGAACGGAGACATCGCGTGGGAGCGGGCTCGTAGATTGTTTGCGGGCGACCACTGGCAGAACGACGACCAGGTGGACCCGACAGCAGAGAACCCGAGACGCAAGATCACCGTCAACATCACGGCCAGTATCATTCAGGACTTCCTACCGTACCTGCTACGGCGGAATCCAGAGTTCATTCTCAACCCGAAGCGCAGTGACGGCGACGTTATCGTCGAGGAGCGCGCGAAACACACCAGCGCCCTCATCAACCACTACTTCGTGGAACACAAGATGCAGAAGCAGCTCCGAAAGTCCGTCCTCGACGGGCTCATCATCGGACACGGCATCATGAAAACAGGCTACCTGCTGGAAGTGGACGTACCCACGGCAGACAAGCCTGACAAGCAGGGCAGAGTCCAGTACGATGACTACGTGAGGGCGGAAGCACCCGTGATGCGGCGTGTTGACCCTCTCTTCTTCTTCTTTGACCCACAGGCACCGGGTCGTGACCTTGAAACTGCGCGTTGGGCGGCAGAAGTGTTCTTCGCCCCGTTGCAGGACGTGGTTCACAACAAGGTGTACAGCAGCAAGGTCCGTAGCGGCATTTCGGGCGGCAAGATCTCTTACACGTCGTTCCAATCGTACCAGGAGTCGAATAACGACGACGAGGCTGTCAATCCGCTGCAGTGGGGCTCGCTCACAGACGACGAAGCCAAGGCGTTTGAAATGATCGTCATGGTGGAGGTCTGGGACAAGAAGTTCGACAAGTATTTCATCTTCCCGTGGGGCGTTTCCGAACCCCTGCTGGAGGAGCCCCTGAAGTTCGCGTACCTCGACGGACTACCGTTCGCGAAGTTCGACTTTCAGGAGAACCCCGACGACCCCTACGGCACCGGGCTCGTCCACGCCATCGAGAACCAGCAGTTGGAACTCGACCGCGTGCGTACGAACGAGTACGACCATCGCCGCAAGCACGGCAAGGTCAAGTACGCGGTGCTGAAGAACATGTTGGATGAGGTTGACTTCGCCAAGCTGCTCAGTGGCTCGGACGAGGTCGTCCAAACGAAAGCTGCACCCAACGAGGTCATCCAGGCTTTGTTCGCACCTCCGCTGCCGAAGGACAACTACTCCGTGCAGCAAAACATCATGGAGGACATCCGCCAGCTCACCGGACAGGATCAGCTCCAGATGGGGGGCGAGCTACCGTCGCGAACCACCGCACGAGAAATCTCGGCACGGCAGAACGTCGCCGGGCTGAAGGCCCAGGAGCGGATCGGGCGCGTCGATGACTTCGTTCACATGATTGGCACACAGCTCCTCCAGCACTTGCAGGCGAACATCACGACCGACAAGATGGTTCGCATCGTCGGCCCGCAGGGTCACGCCGTATGGCAGAAGCTCAGCGTGGACGACATCAAGGAAGAGTACGACCTAGAGGTCATCTCCTCCTCGAAGGAAGAGCACGACCCGATGGCAGAGCGCGAGCAGCGGATGACGGTGATGAGTGCCATCCTCCAGCAGCTCCCGAT